TGTTGTGCGTCAGCAGAATTATGCTGAACCCGGTGACATCATTGTCGCTCTGATCGGTGACGAAGCCACGCTCAAGAGATACTATCCGGAGCCGAAGAAAAAGAGAATACGGCTTCAGCCTGAAAATGATGATTATGAACCAATATATGTCACGGAATGTCTGATACAAGGTGTTGCTGTGACCGTGTGGAAGAACTTATGAGGAGACACCTTTTTTGAACGGAGGTGTTTGAATGAACTACGAAATCGGGCCCATTCTGATGCAGCCGGATCCGCTGCGTCCGGGCTTTTCATATAAAGTGCGAAATCCCCGATGCTATAAAGCACCGGAGATAGTTTCCTTTACGCAGATTCTCAAGGAGAACTATGTTGTAGAATACGGACAATTTATTCGACGGGAGTTTGCCCACGGCAGACTGCCGGTACCGTATTTCGGTGCTTACAGCAAGCCTGTCATCGTGGATGTGCTGATCGATAAAGGTTACTACGACCAGCTCGACAGCTTCTCTTTTGCAATGTATGTCATTTGCGATGTCCACTTCTATGATCCTGTTACCGGTGAGGACTACTATCAGAAATACTGCGTCAACGGCTACCATGCGTTTTACTCTCCCTCGGATTATTTTCTCGGCGTGGATATTTATCGTGGTGAACGACTGCGCTTGAAGCATCATCTTGATGACTGTCTTGTTCCATATATTCGCAAAGCTCATTATGACGCTTACGCCTATAACTTCCTATTGAAATATCAGCCGGAAGCATTGGAAGGTCCGTGTAAAATTGATATAGAAAGTCTTGTAAAGGCTATGGGCTACAGGATTCAGGTGGAACAGCTTTCAAGGAATGGAAAAGTAAAAGCTAAGACGATATTCCATACCAAAATGGTCACTGTATATGAAGGTGACAAGGCTGTTCAGAAGCTGATAGAGGGCGGCACAATTCTTGTCAGCAGTAAGTGTGACCCTGATTATCTGATGAATATACTTCACGAGTGCATTCATATTGAGTATCACATGCTGTTTTATGAGCTTCAATATTATTATCGGTCGCTTGTAAAGCTGGAAATTCCGGATTTTGATGAGTTCTTTATGTCGGAAGATCAGCAGGACACGATACGCAGCATGGAGATACAGGCAAATGCGATCTCAGCCCGTGCAGTAGTTTACAAGGAAAACCTTGATATTACCCTTGAGAATTTTAAGGATGAGCTTGGCAGAGATATTCATCATACCGACCTCTACGGCTATGAAAGACTGATCGAGCATATCACTGAAACATACGGCTCCTATCGCACGACCGCCAAGAATCGCTTGCATCATTTGGGATTCAAGCGAGTTCGAGGTGTATTTGAGTGGGGCGACAGGTCGTATGCCAAGGCACATGAGATCCCGGATGATTTCCCAGATGATTGGACATACACCCTTCCAATTGAGGAAATGTCCAAAATACTCGGCACAAACCTCACATTTGACAAGTTAGTCTTTTCAGGCAGCTTTGTCTATGCAGACGGACACCTTTGCCTGAATCATCCGGACTATGTTATCAATTTCAACGGTCGCTGGTGGCTGACAGAAAAAGCAAAAAAGAATATGGCGGAATGCTGTCTGCCATTCCGCCGTGTGTATGGTAAGGAAAACTATCGATATACCTTTGGCGAACTAAATAAGGAACAGCAGGCTCGATTCTATGAAATGGCATTCAGTGCCGAGCAGTTGAAAGCACTGGAAGCCAACCGTGACGAATATCTTCTCAGCCTTCTGACTGTTGAGTATGAAGAAAATGGCGTCAAGCAGACACGAAAAATGACCAGAGGCGAAACCGTCAAATTCCTGATGAAGCGTTCCGGCATGACGGAGGATGCGGTTGCGGAAGCCGCTGACTGCAGCGTAGAAACACTGACTGCTCTCCGCAGCAAGAAAAAATACACACCTCGCCTCGGAACGATGCTGGCATTCTTCACGGCTTTGAATCTGGAAGAAGTCTACCGAAACGAACTCCTCATCATGACCAAGCTGATCTCAGAAATTGACAGCGAGGAGTATAAGACATATCTGTGGTTTAAGAATACTGTCCCCGGCTTTAATGTTTATCAGGTCAATGATTATTTGAGAAGTATTGGCAAGTCGACATGGACTACGGGATATAAACCACGCAGCAAGGCGCAAAAAGCAGTATAGATCAATCATTCAGGCAGTTGAAACGACTGCCTGAATTTTTTTTGCATGAACTCGGATTTAAAACCCGAATTTTTCTCGAAAAAACGCGTATATTTCTGCCGAATATGCAGTAAAATACGCATATTTTTAGTAATAACAAACAATTCAAACACTAATTGCAACCAATTACAAAGCATATTCAACAAGAATTTTCTCGTGTTTTTATTAACTGTTCTTTTACGAAAAACTATGGTATGATATAGACACAGTCAAGGACAACATCAAGACTGAAAACGAAAGAGTCATCAAAAAGCCTGATTTGCAATAGGGCTTGAGGTACTCGGAATATCAGCTTATTAGGGCATCCCGTTTTTACGGGCTAAGTCTAAGAAAACCTCTGTAAAGCTGTATTCTGTCTACCCTCGGATTCCTATTGTCAAATCGGGCTTTTTTGTTGTTCTTAGGAAGGAGTGAGGACAATGGATCATATAGAATTGAGTTCCGCAGAGGTTGAAAAGACCTTAAATGACACTGCCTGCTGTGTGCTGATACTTGACATCGCCCTGTCCGATAAGAACATCCCGAAGTTCACCATCATGGCGATGAAGGTGGCGAAGGCACAGCTCAGAGTCAATGCGGCACTCATCAAGAAGATGCACACCGCTATTGGGGTGCTGTTTGAAATCGTAAAAAAGTAAAGGAGTGAAAAACATGAGCCAAATCAAACTTTTGCTGGATGTTGTCAGCGACATGAGACATCTTGCAGACAGCCTTGCGGAATATGCCAACGCTGTGACAACCAATGAGCATATCGCCTGTGAGAAACCCGCCGAGCCTATCAACCCCGACGACTTCGTTCCGATCTACGATCCCGAAACAGATCAGCCTGAAATTAAGGAAGCAGAACCTCCGCAGCCCGATGTCAGCGAGGTGCTCTTCGCCAAGATGTCCGAGTTCAGCAGAGCCGGACATAAGGCGAAAGCAAGGGAACTCATCCAGAAGTACGGCGGTCAGAAATTCTCCGACCTGAAAGCGGAGGTCTATCCCGCAATGCTCGCAGAATTGGAGGCGATGATGTAATGCCGCCGAAAGCACACGCGTGGGTGGGACCTTCGTCCATCGCCAGAGTGCTTGCCTGTCCGCCGTCCGCAAGATTCTCGGAGCAGTTCCCCGATACCGAAAGCGACTTTGCTGCGGAGGGAACAGAGGCTCACGAGCTTTGCGAATATCTGGTACGCAAGGCACTGGGCGAGAAAGTCCGTAACCCGAAGAAAAAGCTGAAGTTCTACAACGCTGAAATGCAGGAGTGCGCCGAGGGCTATGCGGCTTACATCATGGAGCTGTATGAGACCGCAAAGCAGAATTGCACCACGACCGAGATCATGCTCGAACAGCGAGTTGATGTGTCCGAATATATCCCGGAATGCTTCGGTACCGCCGACTGCATCATTGTTGCTGACGGCACGATGACCATATCGGATTACAAGCACGGGATGGGTATAAAGGTCGAAGCAACCGACAATCCGCAGCTCAAGACCTACGCATTGGGCACACTTGCGATGTTTGATTTCCTGTATGACATCAACACCGTTCGCCTTATCATCTATCAGCCGAGACTTGAAAATGTAGATGAGTGGGAGATCAGCGTGGCAGAGCTGCTCGAATGGGCGGAACACACGCTGAAACCGACCGCACAGCTTGCCTATAACGGTGAGGGAGAATTCTGTGCCGGAAGTCACTGCCGTTTCTGTAAGGCAAAGGCTGTCTGCCGCAAAAGAGCTGAACAGAATTTGCTCCTTGCACAGTATGAGTTCGCTCCTCCCGACAACCTTGAGGAGCATGAAATTCCAATCATTCTCTCCAAGGCGAGTGAGCTGGTCACATGGGCAAATGATGTCAAGGAGTATGCTCTTGCACAGGCTCTCAGCGGAGTTCATTATGACGGCTATAAGCTGGTCGAAGGTCGCAGCGTCCGCAAATACATCGACAAGGATGCAGCCGCAAAAGCTGTCACCGATGCAGGCTATGACCCCTACGGTGCGCCTGAGATCATGGGCATCACTGCAATGGAAAAGCTGCTCGGCAAGAAGAAATTCGCTGAAATTCTCAGCGGATATGTAGAAAAACCAAAGGGCGCACCGACGCTCGTTCCCGAAACGGACAAGCGTCCCGTGTATTCCGATGCAAATGAAGATTTCAAGGAGGAACAGTAACATGGCAAAGAAGATGACAAATCCGACCAAGGTCGTGACCGGTGTGAATACCCGCTGGTCTTACGCAAATGTATGGGAACCGAAAGCAGGTCAGGACGGTGGCAAGGAGAAGTATTCCGTTTCCCTGATCATCCCCAAGAGCGACACCGTCACCATTCAGAAGATCAAGGCAGCAATTCAGGCTGCCTACGAGGAGGGTGCAGGCAAGCTCAAGGGCAACGGCAAGTCCGTACCGGCTCTGGCAGCGATCAAGACACCTCTTCGTGACGGTGACATCGAGCGTCCAGATGATGAAGCCTACGCAAACGCATACTTCGTCTATTGCCGTACCGAAAGTGATACAATTTAACGCATACACGAAAATGCACCCAAGCGGTTGCATTTGTAGATTACTGGGTGCATTTGAGCGAATGATGCACCGATGAACTGTGAAATTTGTTATAAGTATATTATAAACAATTTCGCACATTTTTTCAAGATGTTTTTCTTAAAAAATACGGCAGCACCGTTGTTCAGGTGCCAAGCAAAGAATCAACCCAGTCAAAGCATATTCCTCTTTTCATCACATCGCACGAAAGATTCCTCTCCAAAGAGAAAAAATTATTTAATCTTCTGAAATATATCTCAAAAGCTTGACAAATTTATCTGATAGGTGTATACTGCTGGATAGTTTACATTGTGAACTATATTTTCTGGTAAAAAGGAGGCATGAGGTATGAAAGACATGAGCTGGATAGAAATGATGAAAAAAGCACAGGAAATTCGGCTTTTTACGAGTCTTCAAATAAAGCGTGCCCAAAAAGGCGGCATTACATCTGCGCAGGAACTGGATCTTCTCTCCCGTATTGTATTATCGGACGCAGAACTGACACCCCTTGAATTAACGGTACTGACAGGCTTAAGCAAATCTGCAGTGAGCCGGTTAATCGAACATCTTGAACGAAAAGAACTTTTACAAAAGAAATATAATTCAAATGATAAACGAAGTTATACGCTCCTTTGTACTGCCAAAGGAACAATGGAGCTGGAAAAGACATACCAGTATTATCTGGAGCCTATTTATCGGCTTCGAAAAATTCTCGGAGATGAAAAATTCGAGGCCTTAATAAAATACATTAAAGAAGCTAATGATCTAATGATGAAAAATGGGAGGTAACTTATGAATTTTTATCAGGAACTTCAACTCAACCAGGCAGGTTCAAAATCGTATATTGCAAGCTTTAAGAATCCAAAAGATAAATGTAAGCATATTGCTGTTTATCTATTCAAAATTGCACTGGTTGTTGCTTTTTGTGTTTCCTTTGTCACATTATTTTCTGTACTTTTTGGCAATGAAAACAGCATTGCCGGTGTGGTTGTACTGCTTTGCGTGTTAGCAGTTCGATATTCCGACCTTGGAATCCAGAATTCTCAGGGCACACTTGGAATTCTTTTCATCTATGGTATTCTTGCATTTGGTCCGAAGCTGTCTAATCTCGCTCCCACCGGATTGTCATTCTGCATCAATCTCATCTGCATTTTCGCTCTGGCACTGATAGGATGTCATAACATTACGATGTTCAACCATTCCACTTTTGTGCTTTCCTATCTTCTCCTGTTTGGTTATGATGTAAGCGGAAAAGCATACCAGATGCGTTTGATCAGTCTTTTGATCGGAGCTGTTTTGACCGCCTCTATTCTATATTTTAAGCATCGCAAGGTGGAATATAAACGCAGCTTCATGGACTTATTTAAAGAGATTCATCTTTCTTCTTCCCGTACCAGATGGCAAATCTGTCTTTCTGTGGGCATTTCCAGCGCAATGTTAATCGCTGCACTTCTCAATGTTCCGAGAGTATACTGGATTGGTATTGCCGCAATGTCCGTTCTGATACCATTTCGTAAAGATGTTGAATATCGCACAAAGCACCGTGTTTTAGGCAATATATTAGGCAGTGCAATCTTTTTCATTGCATATTTGATTTTGCCGGAAGAAATTCGTCCTTGCCTTGGAATTATTGGAGGAATCGGAACTGGATTCTCTGCCAGCTATGTATGGCAATCTGCATTTAATGCATTCAGCGCAATTACAGTGGCTGTACCAACTTTTGGTCTTGCCTATGCAGTTTTACTTCGTATTTTTACAAATGTATTTGGCTCAATTTATATGTGGCTGTTTAATCGGGTATTTGATCCATTTCTTCTTTTTATCAATCAGATATTTGAAAGACCAAAACGCATATCCACTACCTCTTAAGGAGTCAAACAAAAAGGGTCTGTTGCAGTACGCAGATACTGCAGCAGACCCTTTATTTTATCATTCCTCTATATCACACTTCCATCTCTGAAAGTAACTGTTTTTTCTCCGTTCTCATAAACCGTGATGTAATCAACCAATGAACCCCAAAGGTCGCTATCGAATTCAGTCACCTGTCCGTTTAAGGATTCCAGCGTTTCCTGAAAGTGACGGAGATTCTGTCCTCGTGTTTCTATTTCTTCAATCCGCATGGCCAATTCGTCATGCTTTTTCTTTGCTGCCTCAAATCGTGCGGAAAGGACATCATTTTTCTGCCGGTATTCCTCCTGATCAAGTGCGATACGAGCATTCTCCAGCATTGCCGCCTGAACCATATCCGCAACAAGGGATATTTCCTCGGCATATTTTTCTTTTTCGGCTTCCAGTTCTGATGTATCAGTCAGCTTATCACAAATCAGCTTTACGTTTTCTATCAGTTCATCCCGATTGGCAAGCAGCTTATTCAGGCTTTTCAGAAACACAGCCTTTACTTCCTCTTCCATGATGTGCGGTGTAGTACAGCGCTCATCGTTATATTTGTTGTTGCAGCGGTAGATAACTTTACGGTACTGGTCGGTGGAGTGCCAGACCTTAGCCCCATACCACCCTCCGCATTCACCGCACTTAATTTTACTTGAAAAGATACTGACACCGCTATAGCGTGATGTTCCTGTCTTTCTGCGTTCCATTTCCTGCTGAACCATATCAAATACTGCAGGATCGATAATGGCTTCATGGTCATCTTCGATATAGTACATCGGTATTTCACCACAGTTTTTCTTTGTCTTTTTGGTCAGAAAGTCCACAGTAAATTCTTTCTGAAGGAGTGCGTCACCTTTGTACTTTTCATTTGTCAGAATACGGCGGATTGTAGTTGCATTCCACTTATCTTTTCCGCCGGGCGTTTTAATGCCTTTCTCTGTTAAATGAATAGCAATCGTATGCGGTGTCATGCCTTCAAGAAACAGACGGTATATCAGCTTTACAATTTCGGCCTGTTCCGGGTTCACAACCATTTTTCCATCAGGGCCTTTGTCATATCCGAGAAACCGGCTGTAGGCAACACTAACCTTACCATCGGCAAAACGCTTTCTGTGTCCCCAGGTTACATTCTCTGAAATAGAACGTGCTTCTTCCTGGCTTATACTCGACATAATGGTAAGAAGCAGTTCTCCTTTGCCGTCGAACGTCCAGATATTCTCTTTTTCAAAATAACACTCCACGTTATTTTCTTTCAGAAGACGAATGGTTGTCAGGCTGTCAACAGTATTTCTTGCAAAACGGCTCACACTTTTTGTTATGATAAGGTCAATTTTTCCTGCCATTGCGTCCGATATCATTCGCTGAAAGCCCTCTCTGCGTTTGGTGGAACAACCGCTGATACCCTCATCAGTGTACACCCCAACAAACTCCCAGTCCTCACGTCCTTTTATGTATTCAGTGTAATAGCTTATCTGAGCAGCGTATGAAGTTAACTGTTCTTCGCTGTCGGTTGACACACGAGCATAGGCAGCAACCTTACGCTTGACAGGTGCATCAATCGGTGCTGATGTGTATCGGCTGATTGATGCAGGTATTTTCGTTATTTTTGGCATTTTTTCCTCCTTGGTATTGGCCAATGATCCGTTACAGAATGACCATCTCGAAAATAGAACTCCAGTCTGTCTTCTTCCACATCGATATGGTCAATTCTCTGTTCAAACTCCTCTTCATTAAATGCATCGATGCTGAGAACCTGTGCTGCCATAGTACGCAGTAAATCATCACGAAGACTTACGGAATTACATCCTTTATGTTCCGAACATCTCCAGTGACTAACTTTGTCGCCATTTGCAGAGGTGCGTGTGCCTTTCCGGAAATTACATCCGCACCTTACGCATTTAATCACTTTTGAGAAACAAGTCATATCCGCCCGATTCGGTCTTTTTCCATTTTTGCGTTTCAAGGAAGTGGCAGCCCTTCGTTCTTCCGTCCAGCAGTCCTGATGGCCTGTGTTTTTACACGCTTCCGTTACAACTGTTCCGTCTTTCAGATGAAACTCTAATGTTTCACGCTTCGGAACATAAATAACATCCACACGTTCAAGAAAAACAGCCTCATCAAATTCCTGCAATCCAAGTACTTTTGCACAGGTTTCCTGTAAGTGCTTATGATTGATACTGCCGCCGACAGTACAGCGACCGCCTTTTATCTTTCTGCTTCCACAAAGCCAGTATTCTGCATAACCTCGGTCTGTTCTGACTTCATGCATATAGCTTTTATGGCAGAAAGGACACTTGATTTTTCCTGTAAAGCAGCAGGTATTCAGTGATTTGTTTGCCAGAGGGCCTAACTTTTTCCTTCTTTCCATTTCCTCCTGCACCCACCTGAAAGTCTCCATATCTATAATGGCTTCATGCGTATTTTCCACATAGTATTTTGGCAGTTCGCCGTTATTCTTCTTTCGGCGTTTGGTAATCGGGTCGGTAATGTATTCCTTTTGCAGAAGCATATTGCCTGTATACGTGATATTGGTCAGAATAACCTTTATATTGGAATCTATCCAGCGATATCCTCTCTTTGTTGTGATACCTTCGGCATTCAGTTCCCGTTCCGTTTCCAGCCTTGATTTTCCGTCAAGGAAGTTTCGGAATATTCTCTTTACAATTTCTGCTTCTTCCGGGACAACGACCAGTTTGTCATCAACCCATTCATAGCCGAGTATTGGATTTCGATTGCATGGATCACCTTTTTCAAAGCGTTTCCGAATGCCCCACTTTACATTTTCAGAAAGACTACGGCTTTCTTCCTGTGCAAAGCTGGCGAGAATGGTCAGCATCAGTTCGCCATCACCCGACAAGGAATTGATGTTCTCTTTTTCAAATCGTACTTCAACACCGATATCTTTCAGATGCCGTATCGTTTCCAGAAGATCCACTGTGTTTCTGGCAAATCGTGATATACTCTTGCAAAGGATAATATCAATGAGTCCTTTTTCACAGTCAGAAATCATTCTCTGAAACTCCTGCCGTTTCTTGGTCTCTGTTCCTGATATAAAATTATCAGCATAAACACCTGCGTACTCCCATTCGGGATTCTTTTGTATCAGTTCGCTATAGTAGCTTATTTGTGCTGACATTGAATGCATAAGGCGTTCACACTCCATTGATACACGAGCATAAGCAGCCACTCGCTTTCGCCTTGGCAATACGGGCTCCGTAGGTTCTATTTTGATGATTTTACGCATAACAGCCCTCCTTTCACTACACATATTACCGCTGTTCAGGCTCTAAGTCAACGAATAATGTGCCGATTTTCGGCTCGTATTTCTCCCTGAACATTGTATCAATCTGACGATATTCATCCTCCGAAATCAAATTTGCATGAAACATCTTCTTTACAATGCTCATCGTCACCTGGTACATGGCTTCCTTCTGAATATCCATCTTTTTCACCTCCAAATCGTGCAAGAATATAGCATCTGTGGCAGCAGTATTTTCTGTGATTATTGCCGTATGCCTGAAAAGGCTTACCACAATTTGAGCAGATAAAATCGTACATGGCTTTCCTGTTAACATCTTTTATATGAGCATTCCACCATTTCATTCTGCATTTATCCGAACAGAACTTTTTCTGACGTACTCTTGGCGGCTGCGTGATTGGCTCGCCGCAGCAAAGGCAGAACTGCCCTTTATGTCTGCTGCAAAAGGATTTTATCGTGTTGACAGACAATCCTACAGTTTCTGCAATCTTAGAAAACGACATTCCCTTTGAACGCAATGTGAGTACAGTAGATTTTTGTGCATCTGTCATTGAAACCACCTCCTACTTTACATAGGACGGAAATATGGCTTTTGAGTACCGAAAAACAAAAAATCCCCACGAAATATGAAAAATTCATATCTCGTGGGGATCGTTATCAGATGTCAGCCTTGTTCACCCAACCGGTGACATAGGAACCGGCAGGCGTTTTTCCGCAGTTTGCAGCAGAATTTGTAATACGCATTCTGCCATTTATCACTTGTCCATCATAGAGATAGTACGTTCCGGATTTCTTTGTTCCGTTTTTGGCTGTGCTGGAGGAATACAATGTGGTATTGTTCAGCGTAATTTTTGCGCCTTTTGTATATGTCTTTTCGGCAACGGTATATACCACGTTTCCGGAATTATCAAAAACGCTGTAACCCGCCTTGCAGGCTTTCTTTGCATTCTCCAGAGAAGAATATGCTCCAATCTGGCTCTTAGCGTCAGACCAGGACTTTCTTACTCTGTAAAGCTGATTTGCAGGTGTAGGATTTGAAGTTGTAGAACCAGTATTCAGATAAGATTCGACCTTCTTCTTAAATTCCGCCCAATGTGGCAGAATGTAGGCAGGACACATCTTGTAAGAATTTTTTGCAGTATTGAGATAGTCCACAGTACCACTTTTCCCGTCACGTACATTCAGCCAATGGGTATGAGTGTAGAGGTGATTAATGTCAAGACCATACTTCTTCAGAAGTGCTGCGGCAAGTCTCGCACAGTTGTCTTCCGACTTCTTATCCGTAGAATTATACGCAGATGACATAATGCATTCAATGGCAATCGTTCTGTGGTTGCCGTTGCCGCTTCCATCAGCGGCGTGCCAGCCACTAAGCGTTAAAGGTAGATTCTGCCACGCACAGGTGTTGTCCACATAATAATGCACCCTGACATCTTTCATATTGCCATTGTAAGTTGCTCTGGTATACTGTTCTGCAGGAGTAGTTCCGCTTGCTACCGAAATCCAATCGGTATTGTGAACAGTGATACCGATAACTTTGCCCTCCATAGAAACGGTGGGCATTGCTATACTGTTTGGATTGTGTTTGGTGAGCAGATACTCGTTGATTTTTACTCCATTCAGAGTAGATGTGTTATCAGGTTTCAGAATTGCCATGATCAGATTCCTCCTTGTCAGTTGTTTCTTCCATTCTGCCAACCTTGGTTTGCAGAACATCAATTGCTTTTTTGAATACCGGCGGATAGGGTACGCCCATCAGTGTGGTGTTTTCTACAATAGACAGCAGCTCGTTCAGACAAAAGCTGATGCAGACTGCGTCACGTATGTAGTTTGTGCCGATGAGAATATCAATTCTCACACCAACCACAACCATCAGCAGAATACAGAACTTTTTCGCAAGACCAATCCAGCCTGCCTTGCTGTTGAGTGCTCCGCTTTTGCTGTGCTTGGATTTTCCCATAATTGCAGTGACGAGACCTGTTGCAAAATCGATACCCATGAACACTACAAGTGTTGCAAGAGCCGAGTCCCATCCGCCAAACAGCGTGGCAATAAATCCGCCTACAATGCCTGCAATTGTACAGATCCATTCTTTCATAAACATCATCCTCCCATAAATTTGATTGATTTTATCATCGGATGTGAATTATCCGATGTGCCTTTGAAGGCAAGATAATATTCTCCATCCGGTACGTTTTCCAATGACTGCATCACGGAAATATATGTATCGGAATAAAGCCATTTGAATTGTAAAGTTACTGCATTTCCTGCCTGTATTTCCTCATAGATATACTGAGCAAGTTCAGCCCCGGTCTTGTCGGTTTTCTTCACCAGATAAAATTCAGCGTCCTGTGACGCACCGACTGTATAACTGAGAATCAGATTCATAGAAGAAGTGAGAGCAACAGGCGTCAGGCAAAGCACAAATACTGTTCCTGCCCAGCTGAAATCAGACTGATTGAAGTACAAAGCATAGTCATTCTCTGTACAGCAGAAATGGGGATAGCTTTCCGCAAAGCCTGCAAGCGAACGGTAACCGTCGTTGTAATAGGTGTAGACGCTCTCACCATATTTCTGCAAAGCATCACTGCCGGAAGAAAAGACCGTGATGTATTCGATGCCGGAACGGCTTTCAAGAGCGATAATTCTGGTTTCAAGAGCGAGGATTTCTTCTTCCTTTGTCTGAAAATCAAACTGAACAGAATCTCTTAGCTGCTGAGCATTGGCGTCTATTTCCTGAATTTCTGTATCAAATGAGTCGCATCTGCTTGTAAGCCCCATGATGTAGTCCATAGTGCTATCCTGCAAAGACTGTAATTTCTGCTGTAAAGCCTCGAAATCTGCTTTATTCGGATAATCCGACATATCAGGCGTGACGCCATCTTTACCATCAACTCCATCTTTTCCGGGCTGTCCGTCGGTACCGTCTTTACCTTTTAAGCTCTCAAGCCATTCAGTTTCTGTTCCGGTAAATCCATGCTCTACAGCAATAATGTATGCAGATTTTCCGTCAGTTCCGGGCGTACCGTCAATGCCATCTTTACCGTCCTGTCCATTTGTCCCGTCAATTCCATCTTTGCCGGGTTGTCCGTCAATACCGTTTTTTCCTTTTAAGCTCTCAAGCCATTCAGATTCTGTGCCAAAATAGCCATTTGCAATGGCGATTTCATATGCAGATTTTCCATCAATTCCATCTTTACCGTCCTGACCATTTTTTCCGTCAACTCCATCTTTTCCGTCTTTACCTTTTAAGCTCTCAAGCCACTCAGCTTCTGTACCAATAAAGCCATTCTCTACAGCAATCTCAAATGCAGACTTGCCGTCAGCACCTTTTTCACTTATCTTTTGAAGCAACTGCTGGTATAGGTCAGGCGTTGGCGGTACATTGCTGCTTTCACCGTCAAAACCAGATGGTCTGATATGCAGGGTTTTCACAACCGTTGTTGCCCTGACTGTTTCAGATGATTCTGCGTCATAACCGAAAAGAGACATCTTCACAGCACCGGCTGCAAGTTCTGCCGGCAGATGACAGCTTGTCTCGTCAAATCCGAGAACTCTGTTGTAAGTGAACTCGTCCTGTGTGAACTGCACCACTTTATGCAGGGGTTTCCAGCTGTTATCAAATACAAAATGTATCTTTACAAAAGCAATCTGATCAGCTGCAATGACCTCATGCTCCAGCGTTTCGATGTTCTGTCCCTTTACAAGAAATTTTATCATGCCTTCACTTCCTTCCACGTTTCCGTATCTGCATCATATTCCATATATCCATCCAGGCACTGAATTTTGACAAGGGGACTATCTACTGTACTGCTTGAATGACCGTCCCAGTTTGTGTTCTTTTTCACAGCGTTCCATTCAGCAAGACTGCCCTCATAGGTGATTTGCGTGAGGCTTTCACAGTAGTTGAAACAGCCACCGATAAGTTCTGTTGTGCTTTTGGTGATCGTGAAATTCTTCAGCTTGATACAGCGTACAAACATTCTGTCACCGATAACCTTACCGCTGTAGCGAACAGTTTCAAGCTTCTGACATTCTCCAAACGCCTGTTCACCGACTGTTGTAACAGATGCAGGAATGGTAAGGGATTTGATAGCTGTACCTGAAAAGGCGAACTTTGCAATCTCGGTCACTTTAGACGGAATTGTAATTTCAGTCAGTCCGTAAAGATTCTGATGAACCAGATATTCATCAATGTGCGGTATGAAACTATTTCGCTTGATGGTTTTGAGCGTTGTCGGAAGAGCGGCTATTTTCAGATTGTTGCAGTATTGAAATGCATATTCACCAACCGTTGTGATGCCCTCTGAGACGACAACAGAAGTGATGTTATCATTTTCGCAGAACGGAGATTTGTTTCCGCTTGTTTCATATGCACCTACATAATCATACATTGCCCCCGTGCCTTTGAGAATCAGTCTGCCGTCAGAATAGAGAACGTAATTGATATCAGCGCCGCATTTGCCCACTGAAACCACATCTCCGGTCATTTCATTTACCTTTGTTGCAAGTTCTGCCACCTGATTGGTCAGCTGAAGAATGGTTGAATTGTAATCCTTTATCTGTGCTGTAATCTCCGAAAGCTGTGACATCATATCCGTGACCTTGCATTTTCCGAGAATACATCGGACATAACCGCAGTAGGTTGTATTCTCTCGATAATCCGTCACTTTGATTTCTGCTGCACCGGCATCAATCCTGACGGCACAAAGGGTGAGATATGTTTTGGTTTCTGTATCTTTGAATCTTGGAATTGACGGCGATGTGGCAGGCGTACCGGATAGAATTTCAAACTCTATCTTACGATAATTTTCGCCGGTATTACAGCAGATACCCACTGATAAATATCTGCCCAGAGATTCATTCACATAGCCTGATAAATCATAGGTATACGGCGTATCGGAAAGAAAGTAATGTCCGTTTATCCACGCCTTACCGCTGCCAATGGTCAGCTTTAGCTTGTTTGCTGTCAGCTTGAAACACTGACCGTAGTTATCCTGAATGCCGTTGCAGATGATACTGCCAAGATAATCGCAGAAATTCTCGGCAGTATACGTTCTGTCAAGATTCTTTGCGTTGAAAAATCCATATGAAAATGCCATAGTCATACCTCCTTGAATGTGGGTGTGAGATTTCTTCCGTTCTGGTCGAAGCTTTCAATCATACCGATCAGCTGTATTTTATTCTGTCTCAGACCAAATCTGCGGTGTTCTACGGTAACAAAATCGCCAACAAAATAGTCCCTGTTATACTGAAACTGCGTAGACTGTACCGCAATCTGCGATTCGGAAACCACAAGTGGCTGCACCATACTTTCTTTGCCTTTTTCCTGTAAAAGGTTAATGTATTCATCATTGGGAATTGGCTTGGTTTCGCCGTCTTCCTGTTCTTCGTCCGCCATATCCTTTGCGTCAACATACACCTCATAGCGGTCAAGGTGTTCCGGTTCATCGCCGTCACAATATGTGGTGCGTTTTCTCTCTTCTCCTTCGCCTTTACCCAATATATAGGCATAATTTCTCTGCACAGAACTATCTGTGGAATAGGAAAATGAAAGCAGATTGTTGTATCCATCTGAGAAAACAATATGTGGGTTATCATCTTGTAAGATACTTCTATCTGTACCCTCTGACAATTCCAGCAGCATTTCATACTGTTCATCGGTTGTCTTTGCCAGTCGTATATTGGCAGTCCCACCGATTTTCTCACAGATGGTGTATACCCATTTCATAAGGTTATCGTAGCTGATTTGCAGTTTAGTATCTTGTTTCCAGCAAGAACCGGAAGAATCACCAATCGAAAGCCCCGGAATCTTTCTCGCACCTGTTCTGCAGGCGTTGTAATAAACCACATTGTTCACAATCTGTGCGTATGAAACTTTCTTTGTAAAGTTGAATGTAGGATAAATGATTCTTCTTTCCAGAAGACACATTAAAAAGCGACCGCTCACAATGAGATAATCGCCGTCCTCTGCATCTGTTTCCAGCTGTACCGATTCAATCAGTCCGTAGTGTTCTTTATCATCATCACGACCCACAATTCTGCCTGTCCGGAAGATTTCAATATTTTTCGTAGATGCCGCAATGTACACTTCAAATACACCGCAGGCATAGTATTCAATATCCCAAAGCAGCGAAGAAAAGCTGTCACACACAGCCTCCAGGGTTATGGAGAGTTTGTCCTCTATGGGAATCATGTTGTATATTTCAATTTGCATTTTTCACACTCCCAAGTACGCATTGCGGTGTATCAGACGGACTTTAAGACTTGACAGTCCCTCAGACGCACGAACATAAAACTTATTTTCTCCCTGCTTTAAGGTCAGCCAGGTGGAACCCGAAACAAGCCGGTTGATAATATTAGTAACAACACCCTCACGTTCCAGTGTAACCGTCTTATTGCCTGTTTTCGTAGTTATGGTGATAACATCGCCGTCTTTGATGTCACCGAGAATCTGCATATATTCGTCTGTAGCTGCATTGTAAATAGTCGGATTCTTTGCAGGACCTCCGCTGATTTCAAGGATAAAGCCCACTTCATCACCGTCATTGACAATGGTCATGATGTTTTGTGTGCTGTATTGACCGATTGGAAACGGCTCATCATTATCGGGGAAGATGAAGTGGAAAGCACCACGGATTTTGGAATACTCCGCAATCTGGGTTTCCGTGGAATACCAGTAAATATCGGGACAGAGAATAGATATCTGCCCTTTGGTCAGCATCTCAAAGTTCTCCATTTCGCAGGTTTCAACAATACCCTCGGCATACACAGAAATGTTTTTTGTGGAGTAATATATTTTGATGTAGCGTGACGGCTTGACCACCTGATACAGCTCATGCCTGCGTTTCTCCACATCAAAGCCACGCATTTCAAAAGGAATGACCACGTTTCGCTTTTCAATGAAAGCATTGTTGAGGTAAGAACCGTCCATTCCGGCATAGCTTGATGTGCTGACTGTTCCGGCAGGTGGATTCAGTCCTTCAATCTTTGAGAACATGAACCTGTTTGCTGTTCTGGACAGGTTAATTTGCTGACCGGTTTCGTTTTCCAGGATTAGGTGATAGAACATCTGGAATCACTCCTTTCTACATCTTCACCGCATTCTTTGTCTGTCTATAAATCTCCAGCCGTGACAGTGATTTCGGACTATTGTTGGTCTGATTTACTGTACGGCTGTTGTCGTTATTGTAGTAGTTATTGACCACAGAACTTTCAATTCCGCCGTTCATGATAGCACCTGTCATTCCGTCAAGTTTGTAGCTAAGGTCGGTATTAAGAGCAATTTTCATTGTATCCGCAACACCGGATACCGCCTTTGCAATAACCTTTTTGCTTTTGATAATGCCGTCTGCTAACCCCTGCATAAAGTCCGGCATCCAGCTTTCGTATTCGGTAAGAGGTCCCACGTCCGGCACAGAGAAGTGCAGATAGCTTCTGATGGTATCCGCCACATCGGTACAGGCGTCGGAAATCCAGCTGATACAGCTTTTGATACCGTCAACAATTCCGCTGATGATATCCGAACCCCAGCTGAATGCATCACTCGCCAGTCCCTTTACAAAGTTGACCGCCTTGTCAAATCCACTCTTAATCGTATCGTAAATACCGCTGATTGTATTGGAAATCGCTGATTTTACGCTGTTCCAGATGCTTGTCACAGTAGAACGTATGGTATTCATCACCGATGAAATTGTAGAAGAAATGCTGTTCCAAACGGAAGATATTGTATTTCTGATTCCGTTTACAACACCTGAAATCGCACCGCTGATGGTGTTCCAGATGGAGGAAATTACCGATTTGATGGTGTTCATCACACTTGAAATAAAGCCTGAAATTGCGTTCCATACCGTGGTGATGATATTTGAAATCGTACTCATCACTGTGGAAATCGCAGTACTGATTGCATTCCAGATGGTTTCAAAGAATGACTTAATGCCTTCAAGCAGAGGGGTGATAAACTCCACAATGGCATTCCATATGGTCTGTATCTTCTCAGAAATCCAGTCCATCACATTGCTGATAATGATATGTATTGCCTGAAAAATCGTCTCAAACAGATATTTCAAGGCTTCCAAAAGCGGAGATATGAACTCATATATCGTATTCCATATGCTTGAAATCGTATTGTAGATTGTGGTGCATACCGTAGAAATGACCGTCCATATGGCATTGAAAATGGTGGAGAAGAAATCGTGAATGCTTGTCAGGATTCCTGCGAAAAAGTCATAAACAGCCGTAAAAATAGAAACCGCAGTATCGTGAATAGCAGTTACAATTCCCGTAAAGAATGAAGATATCGCATTCCAGGTGTTCACAAAGAAATCGGCAATGGACTGGAAGAAAGAGCAAATGCTGTCCCATATGCCAATGAAGAAATCCTTGATTGCCGTTCAGACCTCGTCCCATGAAGTGCCGAACCAGCCAAGGAATACATCTAACACACCTGTCAGCGTGTTCAGAATATTGCTGAGTGAGTTTACAATGAAATCCCATATGCCTGTAAAGAGGTCTTTTATGCCATTCCAGCACTGATCCCAATCTCCGGTAAACAGACCGATGAAAATGTCGAGAATACTTAAAATGGTGTCGGTTACGAAAGAAAAAATATCTGCAATGTGCTGAAATACGCCCTCAAACAGTGGGGCAAGAACTTCACAAAGTCCATTCCACACGGCTTTCACCAGTTCTCCGAAGCTCTCAAAGTCAAAGCCGAGAGCATTGATGCGGTCGACGATTCCGGAAGTAAGCCTTTCAAATGTAGCTTTTATCTGTTCCCAAATGGAGAGAATGCTATTTTTGAAGTCCTCATTGGTATTCCACAGATTTACAAAGGCGGCAACTAATACAGCAACGATTGCAATCACAGCCACCACCGGTGCAGAAATACCGCCAATGGCAGCTCCAAGAGTGGAAAATGCTGTCTTTGCACCTGCAATTATAGTCGGAACTTTGCTGATAAAAGTCATCAGACTTCCCACCGAGGATATGACTTTGCCGATTACCACCAATAAAGGACCCATTGCCGCAGCAACGAGAGCAACTTTCACAATCGTCTCCTTTGTGGCAGGGTCCATGGCGTTGAGTTTATCAATAAATTCCTGAATTTTCGTTACGATTGATCTGATGACAGGCATCAGAATTTCGCCGAAAGAAATAGCCAGTTCTTCCAGCTGTGATTTTAAGATAGTCAGCTGACCGCCAAGGTTGTCCTGCATTGTTTCCGCCATAGAAAGCGATGTGCCGTCACAGTTCGCAATCGCAGATGACAGCTTTTCAACGTCCTGGGGTGCAGCATTCATCAAAGCCAAAAAGCCTGACATGGCATTCTTGCCCACAAGAGCCTGTGCTGCGCTTGCTTTTTCAGATTCAGACATCTGGTCAAATGCCACTCGGCAGTCGGCAAGAATATCGGAAAGGTCACGCATGGAGCCGTCCGCATTGCTGGTTGCAATCTCCATTTCTCCGAAAGAAGAGGAGCAGAATTTGACCTCACTGGAAAGTGCGGTCATAATGGAACGCATGGAAGTACCGGACTGTGTGGACTTGATGCCTGCGTTTGCCATTAAGCCTAATGCCTCGGCTGTATCTTCACAGGAGAATCCCAAAGCACCCGCAATCGGAGCACAGTACTTGAAGGATTCACCAAGCATAGATACATTGGTATTGGCGTTGGAACTTGCAGAAGCGAGAACATCGGCAAAATGACCGCTGTCAGCAGCGGATAAGCCGAATGCAGTAAGCGCATCAGTGACAATATCCGATGTGGTTGCCAAATCCTCACCACTCGCAGCCGCAAGGTTCATGATACCGTCAATACCGGAAAGCATATCGCCGGTTTTCCAGCCTGCCATAGCCATGTAGTTCATTGCTTCAGCAGCTTCCGATGCTGAGAACTTCGTTTTCGAACCCATTTCACGAGCCTTATCACGAAGCTTTTCAAGGTCATCACCGGTTGCACCGGATACAGCTGCGACCTTCGACATAGCAGAATCAAAGTCAGATGCTGTCTTGACTGCTGCTGTACCTGCGGCGGCAATCGGAACTGTAACCTTTGTGGTAAGTGTAGCACCAACATCGAAAATCTTGTCCCCGACATTCTGGAGAATCTCTCCGGCTTCACCGATTTGCTTCAAAGAGTCCGATGCTTTGCCGGCTTCGGTTTCGAGATTGCGGAGTTCCTGTTCGGTTTCGATAATTTCTCGCTGTAATGCGTCATACTGTTCCTGAGAGATTTCACCATTGGCGAGTGCAGTATTGGCTTGTTCTGCGGCAGTTTTCAGCGTGGTGAGTTTCTCCTTGGTAGTAGCAATGCTGTCAGCAAGCAGCTTTTGTTTCTGGGAAAGCAGTTCTGTATTTTTCGGGTCAAGCTTCAGAAGCTTTTCCACGTCCTTCAGCTGCGTCTGAGTACTCTTGATGTTCTTGTTAACACCTTCCAGAGCCTTGGAAAGTTTGGTGGTATCACCGCCGATTTCAACTGTAATGCCTTTGATTCTGTTTGCCATGTGGTTTCACCTCCTGCAAAAAGGCATGAAAAAAGCACCTGCCGTAGCAAGTGCTTTGTGTGTATTTAATATTTTAGGCTCTTCCGCTATTTTGTAAATATTCAAGAACAGCATCAACAATTGAAGGGTGCCACGCATCAGCATCGAATACTTGACTGCTGTATATGGTGTACTTAACCCCGTTTTTTGAAGTGAGCCAATGATCTCCAGAATGAATAAGGATGCCCATTTTCTCTAAAATCAGATTTAAGGCATGAACACTTTTGACATTGCATCCCATTTTTTGAAGCCTTTTGACAACTTCGATCTTATACAGATCACCTAAAGCATTGTACGGCATACAAATCATTCCTCCTTACATAAATGGCAGTTATTTTTTGTCATGAAAGCTCACAACATATTCTGACGGAACTATTTTTGTGTCCAGCTTTCTTCCGGTATAGAAAAATTCCATCAATTTGGCAAAGTCTCGCACCTCTTCCTCGGTGTCCTCAACAAAAGCTTTTTTATTGTGATTGAAGAACACCTTTGCCTCTTCCATTGTTTGATATGTTGCTTTCATGTTTGTTGCCACTGTTCGTAGAGAGTATTGATACATATTATCATAAAAATCAGTTGGAATTGAAGTCAAATGAGCTTTATTGTCTTCAAGCCATTGAGTCGTCTTTTCCTTCCCAAATTCTTTTAATGTTACTAACACTAATTTATCGATCAAAATAATGTTATGGTTGTCATTAGCATATAAAAAACTCAGCACCTTGTATCGAATAATAGGCGGGAGCAAAGAAAAACAGCTAACTATCTTTTGGTTCGTGCCAAAAGTATGCTTGGAAAAGAACTGAATAAATAAGCAAGAAATAAGATCAAGTAAATGCTCATAGATCTTGTTATAATCATCTTGTGTTATTTGCGAACGTACTTTTGAATGTGAACAGGAATTCGCTGCGTAATAGTCAGTTGTATCATTCTTAACAGCAAGAATACATTTCTTAAAATGGTCTCCGTATGTGAGAGCTTTTACAGTCTTTAGGACTTCCTTGTCACCGATTGTCAACTGATCATCTGGATTATAATCGATCAGCTTCCTTACTATTATTTCAGAAAGCAACCTCATTTGAGCAATTTTTCCACGGTAAGATGAATCAACATAAAAAATATCATGCAGACAATCTCCAAGAATATAAGCATAATCTTCATCTCTAAAATTACTCATATTTCCACCCCTTAGAATCTTTTCCTTTATTATACTGCATAAAGAGAAAAAAGTAAAGAGGCTATTTAGAAATTATCAAAATCCGCCTGTCCAGCGACCTCATTCCAGCCATCGTAATCATCATTTTCACGTTCCGTGAACATATCATTGATAAGCCCAATTGTCAGCAAATCCAGCTCGGTCATGGAAAGACCGAGCTGTTTGCATCTCAGGAGAAAAAGCGGAGTAGTCATCGGCCGGTCAGTCGGGCGATGTTTTTTTTAGACTCAACCTGTGTTGCTGTATTCAGTCCCCACAATTCAATCAGCTGAGGAAGAATCTCATAAATACTAAACGTATTGAACCGTTCCAGGAAATCATCAGGGCTGTCGGGAACGTTTTCCGGGTCGGCGTGTTTTGCCATGATGTAGGCGATGTTCTCGAAAACCTCAAGGCTCTCAATATCGAGTTCGCTTTTGTTCTCATCTCCCTCTTCCACATCCGTTTTCAGCGATGCAAAGTCCTTGTAAATATCCCTGTGGAACTTCAGACGATAAAGACGTGGCACAGCTGCACTTGCCTTGAATGGTACCTCCATACCGTCAATGGTAATATTCTTCTTGATAGACATAGCAGTACCTCCTTAAGATGTCTTGGTAGTTGTTGTGGCTGTTTGTGTACTTGGGCTGTAGGGTGTCTTGAACCAGTTGTTGTAAACTGTATCCGATGTACTTTCAGTTGTCTTGGACTTTACAAGACCCGTCGGCAAAGGCGTCGCCTTGAGCGTCAGCTTTTCCGTCTTAACTTCTGTGCTTTCCTCTGTAGTTGCAGATTCTGTCGCAGGACGTGAAGCTGAGCAGCAATACATCACGTGTCTGATGTGGTGCTTGTCTCCAAGAAACTCAAACATCAATGCAAACTGTGCAAGTTCTGTATCATTTCTTTCCACAAGAACGCCGTTGTTGTCGAGAATTTCTCCAAGGATTTCCGTCGCAAATTCGGTTGTGATAAGGGCAATTTCAAGGTCACCGGTGTAGCCGGCGTTGTTGTTAATCACGTAATATACACCGTTGTCCGCGTAAAAATTCTCGGCCTCGCCGTTTGCATCAATAGATAACGATACAGCACCCGGCAGATGCTTTGACTCTCCATATGCAGGGAAAGTCCTGTTGCCATCGGAGTCTACACCCCATTCGTTAATCTTTGCCCAGTACACATTCTGCAAACCGAATTTAACCTTATTCTTTTTGTTTGCCATAAGTTATACCTCCGTTTCGTAAAGTACTTCATAGAGTTTTTCGGACTCTATCCATACTTCTGATTTTGTATAGTAGATTTTATGACGTTTCAGAACCTGTTCTATCTGCTTTTCCAGTTCAGGATTCTTAATGTCTGTATATAATTCAATATCCAGCTGTTTAAAGCTGAAATACATCTGATTATCCGCAGAAAATGTATTCTCTCCGGGAGATAAAAATAGTAAAAAAGGAGGTGCTGGACTTTCGCCCTCAGCGAAATGGTGGTAAGCAAAAGGCAGCCCCATTTCTTCCATCATTTCTGCGATTTGTTCGTAGGTCATTTAAGTGCCTCCTCGATCAGTTTTTCAAACAGCTGTACGCCGTTTTCCTCTGCAGGGGATATATGCGCTTTTCCTGCCACACGTCCGCCGCCACGCTTGGCGTGGCCTTTTTCAAGGAGATGTGCCAACTGATAGCGATTCTTACTGTGAACAGTCATTTCCAGAGAATGGCTGTTTTCCTTTGTCTTTTTAACTGCCCAGCTTTTTGCGTAAGCACCGGTGTCCTTTGGTGCATTGGCGGAGATTTCTTTTTTTACCTCTGTGGCAGTTTTCTTTACAGCCTTTTTCATGCTTTCATTTGCAAGGTCGGCGTATTCCGTCAGACCTTTCATGATTTCAGCAGCCATATTATCAATTGAAGTCATCGGGGACACCTGCCTTTCTTGTTTCTCCCTCAATTTTCAGGTAATCGTTGTGGTCATAAAGGGGAATAATTCCTGTGATGTTGTAGATACTGTTTCGGAACAGTATACGGAAATTGGTGCTGTTGATGTTCAGTGATGCAGGGCTTTGACGAACGAGAAATTCAAGCTTCTGTACCTCTTTGGTTATTCCTGCATCAGTGGTTTCACTTGCTGTTTTCACGGTCACATTTGCCCACAGGGAGAATGTTTCTTCCCATTTGGTGATATGGTTGCTGATCTCGTCAATAACAGTTCTGTGTTCCAGAATGGTAATTCTCTGATTCAGATTTCCGATTTCCATTACATCACGCCCTCTCTCTGTGCAAACAGAATTGACCTGAGATTCAGCGTTAGCTTTTGATAATCGGGATTACTTCTGTTTTCATAAAGATAACCAAGTGCGAAAAGCATCGCTGTCCGCACCGTATCTTCATTTCTGGCAAAAGCATCCTCGTCCATTCTGCCAACGTCCATTACCAGATTTTTAGCTGTAAGCAGCAGATTCTGAATCAACCTGTCGTCCTCATCGTAATCCACTCTCAGATAATTTTTCGCTTCTTTCAGCGTTATCATTTACATCACGCTTTCTTGATGGTAAGTGTCTTAATAGCCTCCGGGAGAATCAGTTTGCCGTCCAGTCTCTGACTTGCAAGAAAGCCGACCTGTCCGTTCATAGCGAAAAGCTCATTCAGACGCTTAAGAGAACGTCCCTGTCTGTCAGCCACCCAGTAATAGGAATAGTCGCCGAATGCAATTGCCTTTGCACCTGCCGCAATGGTAGGAGCGTAGACAGAAGTCACATAGGGACGGTTCAGGATGGTGTCGGGAAGTCCTGCACTGACAGAAGGCTGCCAGATAAAATTGCCCGTATTATCCTTGATTTTACGGAGTGCCTTCACGGTCTGCTCATTCAGCACCCACACAGCTTTCTTGCGATACGGACTCTTGAGGGAGTAGAACAGCTCGATTACATCATCAAAAGTGATAGCTGCACCTGTTGTGGTCGCACCGTTTTCCGCACCGCCTGTCGCAGCAAAAATGCCGGTAGGCTTGCCCTTACCGTCACCGATGAGGAACGCTTCCTCTTCCTTCGTGCCGATTCTACGTGCAAATTCCTTTGCAATATAGGAAGGCAGGTCGAAAACAGAATCATTAAGAAGTTCCTCAGAAATCTTAATAGCAGTGCCGACCTTGTAAGCGGAGAGAGCAATCTGTCCGAAAGCGTCATCGGAGAGGGTATATGCCTCTTCCTCTTCGATCCAGCGTGCCTCACCCTTCTGCGTGATAACAGGGATTTTACGGTCTCCACTTGATGTCTGAATCTTTGTAGCGAGTGGACGGAATACATTTTCCTCTTCAAGTGCAGAAATGAGCTTTCTTTCGTGAGGTAGCAGTGTGCCGCCTTATCATCTTTCGATGACAGGTTTGCACAAAGCCCCTCCCAAACCGTGCTTACACCTCTCGATGTACACGGCTTTCCATTCATTATTGACATGTC